AAGAACGCCAAAACTTTCTGCGTCAACGTGTGGGTGATGAAGGATTTACCAAAGACTCTAAGGGCAGATTAGCTTTGACCGAAGCTGGTCAAATTGCAGAGGGCATGGAGCCTATCGGCAAAAACCTTGTTATCGAAGATGAGGGTTTTAGCGCAAGAGATTTCTCTGACTTTGCGGGAATTGTTCCAGAAACTGTTGGTTCTATAGCAGGCGCTATAATCGGTGGTGGGCCGTCATTTGGCCTTGGTGCTGTAGCTGGTGCTGGTATTGGCGCAATGGTTGGTCAGTCACTGGAAGAGGCTCTTGAGTCATTCTATGGCGTGCAGACACAAGACTTCGGTGAAGTAGCCCGTGACGTAGCCATAGAAGGCGTTATAGGCGCTGGCGGTGAAGTATTAGGCGCAGCGATTATCGGCGCTGGACGAGGCATAATAGGCGCTGGCAAGAACGTAGCAGGCCGCGTCGGTGGGCGAAGTCCAGCAGAGGAATTGGCTGACGAGCGTTTAGTCAGAATGGAAAGCCTTGTAAGTCGTGATTACATTCCATCTCTTGAAGCAATGGGTGCTCCAAGACCCGCAGCTTATGGTCAAAAGTTTGTTGAAAACGCAGGCAAGGTGATGGGACGTATTGACAACAATACGAACCAAGCGTTGATCGACAAAGCAAAGTTTCTTGATGGAATTAACGATGACGCTGTAAGTGAAATAGGTGAAGATGTTGTTTGGTATGCTCCTGCTAAATTTGCAAGGCTCAGAAAAGCTAGAAACGATGCGCAAAAAGGTATTTTTAACGCCGTAGACGATGCAATGGATTTAATGTCTTCTTCTTATGACAAGTCCATTCCATTAAACACACAGGCTTTAAGCAGTATAACAAAAGCATTTCAGGCTGGAAATGATAATGCTGTTTCTAACTTCCGCGCTATAGATGACATGCTTAATCAAATTCAATCGACTGTAACGGGTGCGAGCGGCAGACAAGTTATGAAGAAGGGGGGTCAGCTAGATATATTTAACGTAACTCCAATAAAAAACCAACTTACAGATTACATGAATGAAATGCGTAACTTAGCTGATCCTGCTGTTGACGGCGCAGAAGTCTTTTTGCGTGGAACAAGCGGCGGTGGTGCAACATTTAATGAAATGGCTATTTTGCGAAAGCAAATAAATGACAGTCTTTATTTTGGAGGCAATGTTACCACTAAAGGGCGTAACATTTTAGATAAAGTGCGAAACCAAATTGATGAGATGATGGATGCAGACACTATCATAGATGACATTAGGATAAACACGACGGGTCTTTTTGCAGAAGACAAAATTCTTCTTAAAGAGGCAGCGGCTCAAAGAAAATTTGCCATGAAGAACTATCGTGAGTTTAGGCAGAAATACGACAAGCTCGCTGATTTAAGCATCATTAGATCAGTTGATAATCTCCAAGACTTTGAGGGATATGGCGCAAGAGAAATAGCTGATAAGTTTTATGATAAGGTAATTAAGGCCAACTCTCCAGCGCGTCTTCAGTCTGTGCTGGATGCCTCTGATAATCCCAATGCCTTAAACGATATGTTTGCTCGCAGATACTTGGAAGATGGCTTGGACTTCGCAGGAAGAAACGATGTAGACCCAACTAAATTTGATGGTCGTAAGTTTTACAACCATGTCAAAAAGCTAGGTGATACAGGTCGTGTTTTGTTTGGTGATGAATGGGGCCAAGTTCAAAAAGTTGCTAAAGATGTAAGTGGCGCTCACACTCGCAAAGGAATTTCTATTGAAGATGTCCAAAACGCGACTGATGCAGTGGGTGGTGAATCAAGCATAGTGAAGTCAATGCAAAATATGTTAGCTAAACAAAACGAACTTAATGACGCTTTAAAAACTACAGTAATTAAAGATATTAACGCTGGGACTTACGAAAACTATGACTCTGTTGTTAAGGCTTTAACAAGTCCAAACCTCACTCAAAGTGAAGTCATAAAAATAATGAAATTTTTCGATGGAAATCCGCAAATGAAAGAAAACATGAAAAGTGTTGTATTGCAAGACATTTTGTCTGTTGTGGATGATCAAGTGTTCGCAAGCCCACAATCTGCAAGCTCATTGAAGGACACTTTGTCGGGTTATAAGCGTGGCACATTAAGACAGATATTAGGAGAGGACACTTCTGATGCTTTGTATGGATTTGCTGACGATTTAGTTGATCTTGGCGATGTCGGAAAAGAAGGCTCAATTGCAGCGGGATCACTTTGGGCGAACATGTTTAAACATCCTATAAACACACTTGGCTCAGTCGGTAAAATTAAATTGTTTGCAAACGTGCTAGGAACAAAAGGAACTGCTCAAAGATATTTGCAGATGCGCCGTGCCGCAGGAAATAATCCTGAGAATCAATCACAAGCTATGATAAATATCTTAAATCAATCGTTAGTGGAAGAAGGCGTGGATGTTGGATCAGCAGCATCAAAAGCAGGAAGAATAATTAAACCAATTGCATCAGCAGCAAGTCAAAGCAGCAGAGCATTTAAAAATGCTGCGCCTCGCGCTTCGGGACTTGGATCATATGAGAAGCCCGGTCAAACCCGAACAAATGTTCAACCTCCTCTCAGAATGCCAAGCATTCCTGTTCCTGAAGTATCAATGCCTTCTGTATCAACAGAACCCATGAGTCCAATTCAAATGTTGCAAAGAAACGTGCAGAGCGAGCTTAGAAAACGCGCACGCGAAAACCCAGCAGTGGCAGCAACACTACTGGGCGGTTTAGGCAACGCTGGACTTCTTTAGTCTTCGATGACTGACGCCAAGCCGCCTATTCCAACAGGAGGACGGTAATTAGGCTTGGCGTTGACACGCACTTGGATATCCTCGTATGTTTCATCAATCATGCGTGCAAGCTGTCGCCCGATAGCACGATCTTCGTGCTCTGCAACAAAGACTAGCTTATCATACGCTTCAATCGAAACACCTACGGATTTATATTTTCCGGGGTTTGGCATGGAGTTTCCTTCCCATAAATGACTTTTCCTACTGTATATAATCCCAAGCGGCGTGGGTCAAGACCCAAGTACGGAAACAAGAAAGTAACTGTGCAAGGAATTAAGTTCGACTCCAAGTGGGAATCAGAACGATATTTATATATAAAGAGCCTTGAGCGTGCGGGTAGGGTGCGCAATCTTGAGTTACAGGTCAGGTTTAACCTACTGGTAAACGATCAGAAAATATGCGCCTACATTGCTGACTTCCGCTACGAGAAAGAAAATGCCAACGGTGATTGGGAAACAATTATTGAAGACGCCAAGGGCGTTGAGACGCCTGAGTTTAAGCTAAAGAAAAAGCTGATGAAGGCTTGTCTTGGCATAGAAATATTTTTATCTAAAAAAAGCTATTGACATGTCCCACTCCCTATGGGATAGGTAGGGTTCTAGTAATTTAGCGGAAAGGAATCGACATGGAAAGTCGTGAATTATTTGAGCGTCGAGAAGAACTCAAGCACGTTATCGGTGAGATGCGTATTGAGCTTAAAGACGTTGAAGAACAGCTATCAGATACATTTCTACCAGTGGCAAAAGACGTACTGCGCTCGCAAGGTAAAGACTTTGGTACTGCCCAAATCACTGAGGGAAACCAACGTCTAAAAGTCACTGTGGGCAAGAAGGTCACATGGGATCAAGACGGGCTGCGTGACACGCTTAACAACATGTCACCAGAAAATGCGCAACACTATGGCAAGCTGACGTTTGCTGTAGAAGAGCGCAAATTTACAGCCGCTCCTCCTGCAATCAAGGATGAGCTTGAAGGGTGCCGCACCGTAGAGGTAGGCAGAGTTACAGTAGAGGAGGTGGAATAATGGCTTTACAAATTATCACAGCAGATCAGCGTATCGCTGAGAAGAAAGGTCACAAGATTGTAGTCTGTGGCGCAAGCGGTGTGGGTAAAACCACACTTGCTCGCACTCTTAATCCATCAACAACTTTGTTCATGGACTTGGAAGCAGGGGATACAGCTATTGAGGGACATCCTATTGATGTCGTTCGTCCTCGTACATGGGCAGAGTGTCGTGACCTTGCTTGCTTCTTAGGTGGAGCAAACCCGTCGTTGGCAGAAGATCAGCCATATAGCGAATCACATTATAATTATGGGGCGCAGATGTATGGGGACAACTCAGACCTA